AACGTGTCATCAGATGACGCCGTAATGCCCATGTATGACTTCAGTTGTGCGGTCGTGATATATGCCATTAGGTCACCGACCGTTTTTTCTTCGGCGCTTCAGTCTCAGTCACTACAGCAACTGCATACCCCGCGGCGATCAGTCGTGTTGCCCACTCTTCACTGACTTCAATAACCTCGCCCGGACCAGCATACAACGGCGTCACTTCGTCTTCGTATGTTCCGGATAACCCTTCCAACAGTTGAACTTGCATATTATCTCTCAGTGCCCCGATGCTGTTGTCAGCACCGGGGCTTGATTCAAACTAGGCTTGTGCGAGATAGGCGAATGCTTCGCCTTGGTTGATATCGCCGCCAGCGCGGAAATAACAGAAGTATGCAATCTCATCGGTGGCCATGTACAACTGGTCGTTGCGTTTGATCTCCAATGCGCCGTTCTCAACAAAGTTGTAATAATTCATGTTGCCAAAGATGATTGACTTCAATCCAGTCGTCATCGCAGGAGTGAACTCTGAGGTGAACGCAGGGAAGCCGTCAAGATCGCGAATGTTACCAGTCTTGCCAGCGATCGCGTTTGTGTTCAATGGCATGAACTGAGGATAGTTGCCGGTCAATGCACGAATCTTGCCGAGGGTGCTATTCTTCATAATCCAGCCAACATCGTTGCCACCGGTCATGTATGCGCCCGGGATTGCATATTCGAGTGAGGTGACTTCAGCAAAGGTAACCGCGGTTGCCGATGCTGCCGTCACGCTGTTGCTGGCGCGGGCAAGAATGCCGTATGGTTGCGATGAACCAGTACCGTTGATAATGAAGTCATTGACGGCCTGTGCATATGCGCGGGCAATGTCTTCAGTCAGAAAAGACTGCAGGTTGCTTTGCTCATCGTTCAACAGTTCCGACGTGATCTTCATCGCCAGACTGTATTTGTACATCGTGACGGTTCGGCTGTTTGCGAAGTTCGGCTCACTGAAGTTTGCGGAACCTGACTCAGCCACGATTGCAAATGCAGACTTGGTGTTTTGCCCGGGGATAACTATTTGTTTCTCGCCGGTCTTGATACGTCGGAAGTTAAATGCACCAAGCAACGATTGCTCATCACGTCGTGCAATAATCTGATCGTATAGGTCAACAGGAACAATGAAACCACCAGTGTTGTTTGCCCCCTCGGCAAGAGTTACCTTTGCGGCGATTCGATCACCGGTTTTGAGGTAGTGCTTCAGTGCTTCGGTTGGCTCATTGCTGAAACCGCGAGTGGTAAGAGTCTTGGTTGCTGGTGCAGCAATCACACCGCCCTCGACTGGCGTACCGGCAACATTCTTCAATGCTGTAACAACGGCATCCTGAACAATCTTGTTAATGTCTTCCATCTGTTTGTTTCCTTTGATGAGTGCTGATTGTTTATCGCTCAAACCGACTGACGATACCGCCGTGCGCGTACCATCCTTTGCGATCTTCACTTCGGTAAGTGTGCGTGGTTCTGCTGGCGTTGGTGTCAACGAGATCTCACCAACCGTCCAACGCTTCAACTCGCCATCCTGACGAATAACAAGATGACTAACTGCGCCGGTACTCAGTCCCAATGCTCCCTTGCGAACCAGTTTCATTACATCGGCAACATAACGGTTGCGTCGGTCAAGTTCAATCTCGACATCAATGCCATCGTCAGTAGGTTGCCATGCCTTCACTGTACCAATCTGTCCTCGCAATGAACCGAGTGCGTGGTCATAAAATACTGGCATACCAATTGGAGATCGCGAGTCGCCAAAGTCAGTCAGCGAAGTGAAGCGATCGCCAGTCAAGTCGACACCGCCGAAGACAACGCCGCGTCCTTTGATTGTATATTCGGCAACGGCTTTCACACCGCCGCCAAATGCTTTGACAAAGTTGTTCACTGAAGACCTCCAAGCAACTGACGCGCCAATGCCTTCATCTCTTCACTTATATGCAGTGTACCATCACCGTCAAGTGACTTTGTTTCCATCTCGGCAAGCCACTCTTCAGGTAGTGCATCAACGAAGTTCTGTCCTTTGCGTGTCGCGAGTTCAATTAATTTTTGCTTGAATGTTTCAAACGATTCAGTCCCACCATACCGGCCCCACGATGACACTGCCGCTGGAATATCGTCAGGTGTCACGACTGGAAAGTTGCGAGTGTCTGGAAAGACAAAGTCACCCGCTGGCATATCTTGTCTTTCCGCTGGTGTTGTGTCGCGATCTTCCTCGGCCTTCATCATAGTCTCGTCATCATCCTCAACCTCATCTGACTCAGTCTCAGATGCCTCATCTGCTTGATACCCTTGCAGTACCAGCAACATTTCTTGGATGTGTCCCATCAGTGCTGCCACCATATCTTCGTTCTTGATTGCGCGCCGCTTCATAGGTTCTGTTGGTGACGTCGCCTCAGCAACTTCCATCATTTCTTCGGCACCATCATCACCGAGTTCCACCAAAACATTCAACGTGTCCATTAGGTTTTTGCGGGCAGTCCGAATCAACTTCATATCACCTTCGCTGTGACGCCGACTTGCTTTTGCTTCCATGTCATTCTCCTTCAATATTCGACGTGCCCACGCACGACCCTCGTCACCACCCCAACCATACCACGCTTGCCAACCCTTGCCCTGTTCACCCCAAGATGACCCTTGTTTGTCTACCTCGTGACGATCGAAATATGCAACCATACGTCGCACGGTTTCGAGACTGACTGGCTCACGCTTTGCCAACTGATTTGCCCTGGCGAGACCAACGGCAGTCATGCCCTGTTGACTCTGTGGTTTTGTTTCTCGAACATCAAGGGCACGTTGCGCGTTGGCTGCAACATTTGCCGGGGGTACGAATGTTGCCATTATAGGTTCTCCATTGCCGTCTGTACTAGGTAATCAATGACACCATCTCTGTGTACCTCGTCTGCTGCCTGCGTTGCAGTCAACCAACGGTCTTTGTGTATTTCAGCCTGCGAGTCGCCAACAACATATTTTGCATATGGCGCAGATGACATCAAGATCGCGTCAGTACCAATCGTGTCGATTCTGTATGACTGATTGAGATCGCGTGACGGGTTCAATTTGCTGCCTGTACCTCGAATGTACGGAACTTTGATATCACCACGTTTGATTGCGGCCATCACAAACCGTCGTTGCTTCTCACTCTTATAACGCATTGACCCTCGCGCTGGCGGTCGTGGTATTGCCATCACCATGCGACTCATAACCTCGGTTGCATAGTTGAGTGACACTGCCTGTATCATGTCTTGCATTTTTGCGACTGAGATGCGCCCTATGTAGTCAACTTCGATTGATGGCACTTCAGTCTCCTTTGTAGATTCTAATTGAAGTTGCACAACGACATCGCGGATGCGCTGGTGGTCCCTCTGGATAGTCAGCCAACCATACATCCTCACTCTTATTATGCAACGGGCCACACGTCGCACATACAAGATCGTCATTATCAGTCGTCCAAAACCGTTCAGTGCGAAAACCTAAGTTGCCAAGATGGTTTTGGTACGATGCAACAGCCTGAGATGCTGCACGAGTTGTTTCGGTGATCGCGATTGACTGCGCACGACTTTTGTCATAACTGCCACTCAGTGCGTCTGCAATATCTTGTTTCGTCATTGATGGTGTGACACGATACTGCGCAACAACACTTTCGAGAATGCGCCGCGACGTCGCATCAATTTCTTTTGAGCGATCAGGCACATACTCGGACAACCAGTCCTGAGTCACTTCACCTATTCGTCCTGGGTCCATCTGTGGTCCGTATCGTACACCTAGATTTGTCATACCTGTGGTCATAGTCCGACCGAGTTCAACTTGCAGTGACGGACGAATAATGTCATCAAGAGTAGGGTCAACAACATCTCCTCGCGCAACAGCAGATGCCCACTCCTGACCACGTTTGTTCATCTGCGCAACAATACGGTTGTACAGTCTTCGCTCCTCTGGCGTCATATCGTCAGTAGGTGCCTTGACTTCAACAATGATATTGTGTACCTCCTCGACGGTCATACCTTTATAGCACTGATGCATAACGGCATCGATCTCGTCAGCGGTAAGATGCGCAGAATCAAACGAGGTTTTTGGGTCTCGCCCGCCCTTGAGTCTGCGCTCAATTTTTTTTGCTAACAACGACCATTCGATGTTCTTATTGTTCGTCACACTGCCCGGTGTTGCGACTGACTCAGTAGGATTGACGATTGGTTCCGCAGTCGGCTCAACATTATCGCCGACTTCCAATGGCAGTACACCATCAGATGCTGGCGTCGGTGATGTACTAGATGCTGCCAACGTCTCGTC